CGTCGGCGGGCCGGACGTCCTGACCCACGAGTTGTCGTTCAAGGCCGTGTACGACGGGTCGAACGGTCCGATCTCGATCGAGTACCAGACGGACGACACCGCCTCCTAATGGCTCGCGGCTACGTCGCGGTCCGCGGACTGACGAGACTGACGAAGGATCTCCGGTCCGTGGATCGCGGCCTAGCCCGCGAACTACAGAAGGATCTGATCAAGGCCGCGAGGCCGACGACGAATCTCGCGAAGACTCTCGCGCCGGTCGATACCGGAGCCCTCCGCGGCTCTATCCGGGCGATCGCTTCGCAGAAGCGAGTCGCGATCCGAGCGACGAAGCGACGCAAGGGATTCCTCTACGGCGCGGTCTACGAATACGGCGGGCGAGGGATGCGCGAGTACGGTCCCCGCGCCTACCTGAACCCGGCTCTCGACGCGACCCAGGACCGGGTCGTCCGCGACGTCGCGAACGCGATCTCGCATTACATCAACCGCTACGGTCTCTAACGGAGGACGGCATGAGCGTTATCGGAAAGATCTCGGTCAACGGCAAGGCGTACGACCTCGACGATCTCGAACTCGGCGAACTCGAAGCGATGGAGGAGTTCATCGGATCGCCGATCGGACAGATCGACCTCGGCTCGATCCGGGCGACGATCTACCTCGTCTATCTGATCAAGCGTCGGGACGACGCGGACTACTCGCTCGACGACGCGCGAGCCGAGAAGTTCATCTCGGTCAAGTGGGGAGACGAGGAGGACGAGAACGACCCTTTGTCCGAAAGCGTCGACGCGAAGGAGTCCGCGCCGACGGAAGGCTAAGGGCTCGCGATCTCTGGCGACCCGAGCATCTCGAACGGTGGGGAATCCGACCGTGGGAGTTCGAGAGGTTTACGCGGCGCGAGTTAGAGTTCCTCGGGGACATGGTAAAGCGGCAGAACCGCGAGGCGAAGAGGAAAGGACGTTAGGTGGCGACGAGGGCGCGGCGAGTCGAGGTCGTTATCGGTGGCGACGCTACCGGAGCGGCTCGCGCGTTCGGTGCCGCGGGAGCGTCGGCGCAGAGGTTCCAGGGGCAGGCGCAGCGGTCGTCGTTCGCGTCGACTAAAGCCTTCCGCGCTATCCGCGTCGCGGCGATCGGGATCGGAGCCGGGCTCGCGCTAGCGGCGAAGTCCGCGGTCTCGACCGCCGCCGAGTTCGAGACGTCGATGCAGAAGATCGTCGGACTCGTCGGCGTCTCGCAGGGGGCCGTCGACTCGATGAGCGACGGCGTCAAGCGTCTCTCCGCGCAGTACGGGAAGTCCGCGCCGGAAGCCGCGGACGCTCTCTTCTTCATCACGTCGGCCGGGCTCCGCGGAGCCGAAGCGATGGAAGTCCTCGAAGCCTCGCTGAAGGGCTCCGTCTCCGGGCTCGGCGAGATCAAGGACATCGCGGACCTCTCGACGTCGGTCGTCAACGCCTACGGGTCGGAGAACATCTCCGCGAGTCAGGCGACGGACGTCCTCGCGAAAGCGGTCCAGCAAGGAAAGTTGGAGTCCGAGGAACTCGCCGGAGCGATGGGCAAGGTGATCCCGGTCGCCGCGAACATGGGGGTCTCGTTCGATCAGGTCGGCGGCGCGATGGCCGCTATGTCGAAGACGGGAACGAACGCGGACGAAGCGGCGACGCAACTCCGGCAGATCATGGTCTCGCTCCTAAAGCCGACGAAGGAGGCCGACGAGACGCTCGCGGGTCTCGGTCTCTCCGCGGCCGGTCTCCGGGATCAGATCGGACGCGAGGGTCTCTTCGCGACTCTGACGACTCTGAACGAAGCCTTCGGCGATAACGAGGAGGCGCAGACCGCCGTATTCGGAAACGTCCGAGCCCTCGTCGGCGTCATGGATCTTATGGGCGCGGGCTTCGAGGCGAACAAGAAGGTGATGGACGAGGTCGCGAACTCGACCGGGATGCTCGACTCCGCCTACGCCGCCGTCGCCGATACGGGCTCCGCGAAGATGCAGCGGGCCGTCGCGAAGATGAACATCGCTCTGATCGAGTTCGGGAATCAGATCATGCCCGCCGTGACCGATACGCTCAACGGGTTCTCGAACCTCGTCGCGGCGATCGGACCGCCGCTCGGGAAGATCGCCGGAGCGATCTCGTCGGTCGGTCGCGCCGCGTTCGGATCGACGGCGGGTACGGCCGCGCTCGCGATCGCTCTCGGGGCTCTCGTCGCAACGAAGGCCGTCGCGTTCGTCTCCCGGCTCGTGACTTCGTTCCGGGCTCTCGCCGCGGTCCAGGCGAC